TCTTTTAACGGGGACTCTCCAGCAGTCCCATATGGAGACGCTCCAACATCAATCGACGCCGAAATCTGATGACCACAGCATCGAGATCTGCATGCAGTATGATTCACAATCTTATAGATTGAAATCGCTATGCCAAGAATTGTGACCATTGTTACGCCACCAATCGTTCCCGTTGCCAGGGAATCCATAGTTATTTTCTCTATTAAACATGTGCAAATTAATCGTTCCACGTATAGCGTCCCCCGCGTGCTGCCATGCGCTCGAGAGGATTCACCATGAAACGAGCACCACCACGTGGGTGACCGGCGCCTGCTGGTCGACCCGCTGCGGCTCCTCCAGGTGCGGCTGCTGCGGCGGCTGCGGCTGCTGCCAATCGACGCTCTTCCGCTTCCAATGCCAATCGACGCTCTTCTGGTGTCATTCCTGCCAGTATCTCTGCACGTCGCCGCAGTCTCTCCTCTTCTCTCTCGACGTCTGGGTCTGGCACCACGAACTGCCCCTCTCGTAGACGTTCTAAGTCCTCTCGTGCTGTTCGTATATCTGCGGCAAAAGCGCGAGGATCTGCAAGTAATGCGGCCAACTTTCTCTCTTGCGCTGCAATCCGCTCTGCTTTTGCCACTTCCATGGCTTCTTGCGCGACTTCTAAATCGGCTTCTCCCAGTGGTGTAGAGCCAGGATGCGTGTAGTATTCGAGCATTAGTTCCGCTTCCTTCTTCAATTTTTTAACTTCAGGCGAATCGTGTTTAGAGCCATGAATCATCCTCTTAAATCCAAGTGTTCGAATCGTGTGCCTGGATACTGCAAAGCGCTCTTTTGTGGGGGCTTTGGTCGTGGTCAACATTTCGGTCATATACTTGTACAATTTAGACAGCACATCGAGCAGGTCTTCTGTGTACTTAATACGATTAAGAAGTGTGGCGCGCCGATTTGTAGTTTGTGGAGTCACAGGTAGTGCAGCCACTGCTGCGAAACTTGGTCTATCTGCAAGCAGTGCTGCTTGCAAGGTGGTGGCGGCACTGTGAATTCCATCCGCAATCTCTGTCAAATCGTCATCGTCCGCTTTTGGCGCAAGTTGAAACAACAAGGCCATAAATTCAAATACACGCTTCAATGTTGCTGCTCCAATGGTACCCGCATCAACATCTGAGTTGATTCGTTGCAACACGTTTGACAGTTCAATAAATTGAGCGTTTTCAACGTCCATCTCCTTATCTTCGCCACCTTTACGAATAAACGCAGTGGATGAACTTGGAAGTGGAATGTCTTTCAAAAATCTGGCATTTGCAATTTTCGCGTACTGTGGAATACGGTCGCGCAGTTTGGATTGCATCCACTCCCATGCACCGTCTACATATGTCGTCCCCCCACCATGCATTCCACCACCGTCGCCGCTTCCCGTCCATGATGTATGGCGTCCCGAGCGATTGTCTGAGTAGTTCCCCGCAAAATTGCCATACGATGGATTAGCAAACTTTCGCGATTCGCTCAAGACAGGAGCCGGGAGACGGTAGTACCCCGCCGTTCCGTGCAGTCCCTCCCATTGCCGTCTCTCATTTCCATGTACTCCCGACATTACAAGTTCGTTTGATCGCCGATGGTTCGCCTCGTGAAATTGCTGTACAAGTGAGCCGGTAGAATCACCGGGCAATGCCGCGTCTTCATATAAAGCAGATGATGATGGAAGGTCAGGGTTGGCTTGCTGTGCTCGATGACGAAATGAAAAAGCCATCTCTAACTACACAATTCTATTGTATAGTTACAAATTAATACTGGCTCTTACTCATCAATGAAGGTTGTGCTCTTTAATGTAATGCGACGCTTCAGGCAGTTTCAAACCTTGAGTTCGCATAATCTGCTTAACTAAAAACGCGCGTCGCGCTTTCGCTTGCGAGGCTGTAGGCTTGTATTCAGGCATCTCTTCGCCTTCTGTCAATGACTTACGATATGCGACGCCTGCTGCTGCGCGCTGTGCGTGCGTCAAATCTGGATTATCACGCTTGAATTTTTCCGTGTGTTCCTCAAACGACTCTGTTGGTGCTATCGCGTCCATATCTTCGGGGGTGATGCCATACTTTTCAATGTGAGCAATCGCCTTCTTGCGAACGACTCCAAGTTCAGCCTGAATGCGCTTAATTAAATCTTCTTTCAACTTATCTGTGTTCTGCTTTCGAGCGGTCCAGATATCTTCTCCAGGATTCGCTGACTCCATCAACTTTTTCACACCTTCGGCATGCTTAGCACCAAAACGTTCCTTTGCTGCTCGGATTGATTTAGCCGACACTGCAAGTTCAGCCTCGCGTGCCAAACGTTGCACCTTGTTTAATGCTCTCGCTTTATGTGTGATGTTGTATACTTTAACCGCCTGCGGGTGTGTGATGTTCAAACTTTTCATTAAGTGGGCAATTGTCAACTCCTTGTCAGCAGCACTTGAGACCTTCACCTTCCGTGGACCCTTTCCGCCCTGGATACCAAAGCCAGCCGGGTCCTCGTCAAACGAGACACCGCCATGATAGCGTCCCTGTCCCAACATATTCAATCCCATTGACCCCACTTTTCCAATCGTTCCACCAACACCAGGCAACAGACTGGCGATTGCAAGTCCCGGTTTCATCACGCCTAAGAAGCCTTTTTTGAAACCTTGGCCGAAATCCTGCCAAAATCCCCCGCCCTCCAACCCTGCCGCCGCCTCTTCATGTCCTTCTTGACGGAAGTGGCGAAGAACAGCAGCAGCAAGTGGAATTGCCATTTGAAACACGCTAATCCAGGAATTGCCCGCGGGGAGTTCTGTGGCCTCAATTATGCGCTTGTCTGCTGTGAAAAGCGGCACAATTGCTTTCAACAGTTTAGTCCATCCGCTCTCTGTGTGAGGTAGAGGGCGCTCGCTTAGTTCGGGAATCATTGCCGCCGCTTTGCGAATTCCCGCACGCGTAGGACGCCGCCGCGAATGCGCGCCGCCGACCAACTTCAACAGTGCAGACCCCACTTTCCCAGCCATACCCAGACGACCGGGAAGCATTGACGCGATGCCGGTTATCGAGTCGAGAAATCCACCGCCATGCATGTCTTCATCCTCAAGTGCATGACCTTCTGCTTGTGCGTGGCCCAAGCCAAGGAGATCGAGAGCCTTCTCACCCACTTTACCGGCTACTCCGTAATTACCAGGTAGAAGCCCCCCTAACTGCGTTGCTGGACGCAGCACACGTGACAGCCCCGTTTTGAAGCCCGAGGTGAAATCGTTCCAGAACCCGGACCCTTCCATATGCGACATCTCCGGCCGATAAATTCGACACTGATTCATCATCGGATTTCCATGCATGCGACCATCTGCGCCAATGTAAGCCCCGCCATGAATACCATTGCCCGTCCAGGGCACTTCTGGCATCCGCGATTCGCGCATGTGCTGTTTTTCCAGCCCTCTGCGATTCTCCAGATTGTTAAACACTGAATGGACATACTGCGCAGTATCAAAAGAAGACATTGCGCGACTTTCTACTTGAGGGTGTCAAAAATAAAATCGTACACCATCAACGCATCCCCGGTGTACGCGGTCAATCGTTACAATGTAAAAATCTATCCCTTCGTTAGAATTACCGCAAGATGTCCGCAGGCCCCGATTTCATGACCTCTCTAAGCCACCGATTAGTTGAGGAGCGTCACATTGCAGAGTCAACCGCCACCGCTTATGTCCGGGTACTGTACACGCTCAACGATAAACAGATGTTCAAAAATTTGGCGTTTCTAAAGAAAACAGACGTCATCGATGCCAAAATTGCGGAATATGCCCCCACCACGCAGCGCACTCTGATCGCCTCCATTGTGAGCGTCTTAACCCTATACAAAACCACACCCGGTTTTAAAAAAACATATGACCACTTCTACAGCCGAATGATGGCCGGGTCAAAAACCGCCCGCGAAACACCCAGCCCAGGCACCGGGACAGACAAAACAGAGACGCAGACGAAAAACTGGGTATCCTGGCCGGATGTACTGGCAAAAGAGACCGCGCTACGTGACACTGTCGCCAAATTTGCAAAGAAGAAGGTTCTCACTCCAGTTGAAAACGTTCGACTACTCCAGTATATGGTTCTATCACTATTCACACAGATACAGCCACGACGTAATCAGGACTATCTGCAGATGTATGTGGTTAAACGCTGGTCCGAGTCACTGCCAACAGACCGGAACTATCTCGATTTGTCAGCGAAAAAATTCATTTTTAATATCTACAAGACGGCGAAAAAACACGGTGCGCAGATCCTCGATGTCCCGAAACCGCTAATGGATATTTTGACACTCTGGTTGAAGCATCACACACTCTGGAATGCAGCGGGCAAAGATGCGGGAAAAACGCCAATTAAACTGCTCGCACTGGCAGATGGTACACCACTCACTGTTGGCAATTCGTTAACTCGAATTCTCAACAAAATTTTTGATGGTCGACATGTTGGTTCAAGCATGCTTCGGCATTCGTTCATCACAGACAAATACGGCAGTGTTGTCAGTGAACAGGCGCGCGATGCAGCGGCGATGGGTCACACGGTCGGGATGCAGCGCGACTATGTTCTAAAGGACGGTGAAAAAAAAGATGACGATGACGACGATGCATCGTCTACGAACTCCGAGTGATGGAATGAAACACCACATGTGGCTGGTCTGTACCTAATCGCTCCATGTACAGAGTACCCGGACCATGGTTTATGATTTTAAACACCGGCACCTGACCGGGGGCTAATACTACATCGCTCTTCTCCTTCATTTTTCGCTGCTTGCGCTTCATAGGTGTGGGCATCAATGCGTCCATGTCGTCTTCTACTTTCTTCGAAGACTTAAAAAATTGATGTTCAACCGCGCTCTGATGGTTTATTCGCGGTGAGACTGTGCCTCGGTAGTCGTCAAGGGGTGAGACAGTGAAAGGTATCAACAGGGGACCCATTCCACATTCCATTTATTTCATACACTGAAGTCTTGTATGAAATAATGGTGTTTTTAATAAATCGCGGTTGTTTAATCAAACAAAACAAAATTACCAGATAGACAGATGATTCCACCAGCACTTATCCCATATTTATTTTTTTCTACAGTTGGGGCATGCTATTGTGCACTCTGGACGCATATCAAAAATGAATCTCAGATGTTATACGACATCGACGAATACAAACGAACCGGTCAGCCATTACAGGGTACAGTCACACAGCGACGATGGAAACGAGAAGCAGCAGAGCATGAACGATGGCACGGTGAGAGTGAGCGCCGAATGGCAAAGGAGAAGGACGAATGGGCACGAATTCGTCAGTTAAAGTAAATATTAACATTAGATAGACAGTATGCCTTTAACAGTTAAAGAAATCAGACATCGAATCGTTGAATATAAGAAAGCACATGCCCCGGCCATTTCAAAACTGCGTCGATTTGAACTGATCAAGTTTGCCATGTCTCACCAGTTACTTACAGAAAAAGACATAACAAAGCGTGATTATGCGATCTTTCTTAACCAAGTTGAACCATCAACACGGTCAAAAAAAACGGTAGTCTCTCCAATACTTAAACCAGCGTCACCCCCTCCAACTGTCGAACCGTTCGACACCCTTTTAGATAGGACGGCTAACGAATACATCAAAAAATATGTAGCGCGTATGTCTGGTAAAAGCGTTCACGGCCCTGAAGAAGAAATGAATGAAGCGCGACTGTTAAATTTATTTTTCAATACAGCAAAAAATAATTATGGATTTGAGCCAGTTGATACTTACAAGCGCGCCATATCTGCATTAAAAAGCAAAGAATCAAACCAAAGCGTCCCTCCTTCACATACTCTGTTAACACACGATGAAGTGGCCCAATACGACGCATTAATCGCCGATTTAAAAAAACGCGGTGAATCAGTTAAAACACCGCAGGATATTAAACACTACAAAAAATTAGTGCAAAAAACTAAAGAAGACTTTAATGCATCAACGTCAAATCGAGCATTCGCAACCAGCCAATTCATAACGAACATGAAGAAACTACTTGAATCGCAGCAACTACTTAAGCCGGAACCAAAGCCTGAGGTTAAAACAGCCTCTACCATGTCAATATTTAGCCGACCTTCTGCACCACCGATTGCGCCTTCCAAGATAAGCGAACCCGTAACAGGCACACATAACTGGCGTGAAAAACTTGATTTTTTCGATGAGCGAAATCTGCCGCAAAATAAGAAATCGTCCATGAACATGATAACTAAGTTGGATCCAAACATTGATATGGAGCGCGGATTTAAATGGTTAGATTCTAAATACGGTCCAATCTATCATACTGCTATTAAAAAAGTGAAAGCGATTGCGGACGGTACAGCAATGCCGATTGATAAAATGACACCTAAAATGTATAAAGAATTTAGCACATTACCATTTGAAAATCCAAAACAGATGAATCAGTTCTTCACTGATGTGTTATTTGCTGACCCAATCATTTATCATATACTGCATTATAATGCAACATCAAAGAAAGCGCCCAGTTATACTTCAGCGTATCGTGATTTTACAAAATGGAATAAAACAACGTCTTAATAGACAGATGATGCGAATACCTTTAATTTTAATCAGCGCTTATACTTTATGTAGAATAAGCACTGGTATAACACTTTATGCTCAAACTAAACTGTTAAGCACAGATGGGTTGACTTATATTAAGCCATCACCATACACTTATGCTTTAGGAATAATAACATCGGGTGCATTTAATGCTGCAATGCATCGAACGAATGAAAACGTCCGATGGAATAGATTTTATAAACAGAATCTTAATAAACAGTATAAATTCAAGACGACTGTAATGTTGAAGTAACAGTTTGACCCCTCCTCCCCCCCTTGGTCGCCTGCGGCTCCCAGTGCCTGCCGGCACGCTTTGGCCGGTCGCTGCGCTCCCGGGGCGCAAGTCCCGGTCTTTGACTGTTAGTGGAGAAAGTGGATAATGGTTAAAGTGATTCAAATATTCATCTGTTTCTAAGAGTGTTCAGTAAGATTTATTTTTGTTTTGATAGGAGCCTAAAACAGAGATGGAATTGAATCACTTAAACCATTTTCCACTTTCTCCACTCAAAGCGGAAGACTGAGGATAACGTCATCAACTTGTATTTATAGAAATCAGTGTGTGAAATAGAAGATGAACGAGAGTGAAGAAGCAGTTTTGGCTGCTTGGTTTGTAAAATGTAAAAAGATAGCAGAACTGTTAGATGAGTTAACAGGTGACATGACAGCACGCAATTTTATGCGTCAAGCAGCCCATCTTCGTTATCATGGAGACAAAGAAGACACTGGAGACGATGATGACCACAATTTTCCTTTTCCACATGAATTAAAAGTAAATATACAACGTTTTCATCTTGAAATGCGGCGTGCAGGTCGACGAAATAAAAGTTTGGACCAAAGGTGACAAGGGGTTATCCCCGGACTGGCAACCCCTCATCGCGCGTCCGGGTTGCCAACCAAAAAACATTTTCCAACAATAGAATGGAAGCATTAGCAATTTTAGAATCTGGTGATAACATCGTGTCTGTTTTATGTCCTCACTGCTCAAAGATACATCAGCATCCAGCCTCTGTCGGACGACTGACAGCAACAATTCCGGCTGTCTGTGATCCACTGCTACTCTACTCTATAAGTGCTACAATGCCCCATAAGTCGCTAATTTCAGCATTAAAAGGCCATCAATACTCGCTTGTTAAGAAGCGAAAAAGTCGTCTGCTGGCAAAGGCAGCAAGGGAAGCCATCCCCCCGGCTCGCCCTCTGGACCCTTCCAGTTAAAGCCTTTGACTTGAGATGTTGTCGCTTGACGTGGTTTAACAAGTATTAGTTTACGTGTTTTTTTGTTAATTTTGAAGACTCGGCCAGTGAACACGCATTCATCGGCCGAATCATCCCCCGGTGCCTCAGGCCGAATGACAGGGGCGTCAGAGACCCCCGGTGCCTCAGGCCGAATGACAGGGGTGTCTGGTGCCTCAGGCGGAAGACAGACCCCCGGTGCCTCAGGTGCAAGGACAGGATGCCACCCCTTCATATGTCGCAATAAGTTATCTTTACGCATCGATTGACCGCAAACATCACAAACAATCATTTTGTGGACACTTGGCATTTATAAGACCCCGGACTGACGACAAGGACCCCGGTCACCTTTGGTCCATCCTCTCCCTTTTGACTCAGAGTGGAGAAAGTGGATAATGGTTAAAGTGATTCATTTCCATCTCTGTTTTAGGCTACCTTCAAGACAAAAATAAAATCTTCACAACTCTCTCAGAAACAGATGAATATTTGAATCACTTAAACCACTTTCCACTTTCTCCACTAACAGTCAGAGACTGAGATTTTGCTGCGCCCCGGAGCGCAGCGACGGGCCAAAGCGTGCCGGCAGGCACTGGGAGCGCAGCGACCAAGAGGGGAGGGAGAGGTTAAATTGTCATATAAAACAAAACTTTCCTGGACCCCTGTTTTTCAGCCAAAGTTGACCCTCGAACGGACCAAAGTTGACACCCCGGACCGCGGTCACTCCCCGGAATTAAAATCTCACCCCTGTGCAAAGAGATGTCCGCTGTTTTACATAAGTGTCCATTCTGCTCTCAGAAATCGCGTATTGATGTATTGCGTAAGCATATTAGTGTCATGCATGGCACTATTCGTCCATCAATGCCTGAACAGGTGAATGTGACAGACATCACTTTGTTCTACTTGAACCGTGAACTGTCACGTCTTGATGCCTTCTGTTTCAAGTGTTGCCGAGAAATTCCAGTCAAAGATCGAACTGTTGCGGGTGCAACTCGAGCCTGTGAAGCCCATTTCTGCAAGCCAACACGCCTTGACTGTAAGAAAAGCGCTTCAGATGTGCCAGAAGTTGTAGTTTTAGCAACGCCAGCCACTCATGGCATTGCATACGATTTCGCACAATATAAACATGAAACTGAGGAACAGCAACGAATCATCGAGCGTCTGTATCCGTTAGTTAAACAATCAAAAGATGGTCATGTTGAATCATTTGATGTTCGTCTTCGGAAATTCATGTTTATGCGTGAAACGGAATTTAATAGAAACAAAAAAGACATTATTCATGAAAATGACAGATTAAAAGAGCGCATTCGCATTCTTGAGGCGGGTCTTGTGACTGCTACACCTCCCTTGACGGTCGACCTTCCCGTCATAGAATCACCAAAGGAGCCAGAGAAACAAGTCACAGTTGCCCCAATCGTTAAATCTGTGGCTCCCTCTGCTCCGTCGATGCCACAAATGGTCATCTCTGAAGTGGTCGCGCCAGTTGCTGCTCCAACTGTTAAGAAGAAGTCCGCACCAGATATTAACAAGTATAGAGCAACACAACTTAAAAAAGATGAAGACGATTCAGACGATGACACACCACCGGTCGCAAAAAGGGGTCCTTCACTTCCAACAACCAACATCCATTTTTACTGTTATGCTAAATTTGAATGCAAAGTTGACCATGGAGAAGATGAAGATGACAACTTAATAGTCTGTGATTGCGCACAACCAGATGAACCACTTGAAGAAAATGATGAAGTTATTACTTACACGCTGTTTATTGAACACTATCCAGACTATGATAACAAAATCAAGCGATGGAATAAATTAGTAGAGATAAGTGAGGCCGATTCACGCTTTGGAAGGGTTAATATTGAATGTATGCACTATTCATCTATGGACAATCAGGGCATATGGGATTGGTGCGACCAGGAGATGGAGGACTAAGCGAGGAGGGGGGGGCGCGGTCAAACCCCCGGGTAATTTTCTAACATCTTGGTAGAAGAAACGAAATGGGCCATCTTGCAAACCTGCACGCATTAATTGAAAAGCAAATGCTTGACGGAGTCATAACGGAAAAGAACTACAATGAGGCGATGGATAGTTTGCGCATTGTTTGGAATGCGTGCTCAATTGATCGTGAGCCAAGAGAGTTCCCACCTGTTAAAGTGTGGAAACAGCATTTTTTGTCTGAAGTAATTAAGAGGATCCATGTTAATCATGGCCACGCAGTTTGTCGACAAATGGAGAAAGAAAACGACGCTCACGAGTTGGCAATGATAGAGGATAGAGTGAAACTGTGGGCGTTTGATGCAGCCAGGTGTGCAGCCAGGGCCGCGGTCAAACCCCCGGGTAATAATCTCACACCTCTGTAGAAGAAATGGAACGCGTCGCTCTCCTCGTGCATCAGGGCCTTGAACACCTTCAGTCACTGTTTCCGTCCGATAATGTCGAATATGAAGAGTTAAAGCGGTCGTTTGAAGCCACATCTGTTTTTTTGCGTGACATCATCAAGAAGGCCGCACTTGTAGAACACACTACAATGACCGCATGGCGAGCGAATAATAAGATGGAGGGTCCCTGTCCTTGTGCGCATTGCGATGCGGCGGAGGAAGAGTCACGAGTGGCTGCAGTTGATGCCGCCTTTGAAGAAGTGATAACAGGCGTCGAAACTGTATTAGAAGAGACGAAGGAAGAGGAGAATGTGTCAGCGGCACCTCTTCAAAAAGCCGATGTTGTAGCATAAATGTGAAAATTAATTTAAAAATCAATTGTGAAGCACTTTGATTTTTAAATTTTGCCGACGAATGATTAAAGCGTGGTGAACGTGTAAGTTATGAAGCCATTGCCACCATAGCCGCCATTACTGCCCCCACTGTTGTAGCCACCACCACCGCCCCCGCCACTGCCAAACGTCCCATTCTGTCCCACAGACAAATAATTGGGTGGATTCGTTGGATCGTAACCGCCCCCCTTGCCTCCGCTTGACCCACCACCGCCGCCTCCTCCTGCTGCTGCGGGGCTGGGATACCCGGACGAATCGCCTTGATTTGCCGCATTTGCACCGCCTCCAAACCCGCCAGTGGCTAACAAGATTTGCTGTACATTGACATCCCCCGCACTTCCATATGCCCCCTTATTAGTTCCATTTGAAGTGCCCGGAGACCCTCCTACGTTACCCCCCAAATTGCCTCCAGCACCGCCACCGCCTCCAGTTCCGGCGAATACGACAGCGGTGCCCACAGCACCACCCCCACAGTCTCCGCCCGTTCCTCCGGTTGTTGCAGCAACGATTGAAGCACTGGTACCTGGAAATCCTCCCGGGGCAACGTATAAAATGTGAGAGTCATCAAATGGATACACTCCGGCTGTGTTAATCGCGATTACTGACGACTGGCCAGCAGTTGCGGCTTGTGAGATTGTACCAGCCAGGCCACCCGTGCCTAAAATATAAGAGACAGTTGAGCCAGCAGCGACGAAAATTCGCCCGAGTAGTATCGTCCCGCTTGCTCCCCCACCTCCTCCGAAGCATTGATCGCCAGTCAGGGCTGCTGCAAGTGTATTGCCTCCATAGCCACCGCCACCTCCACCCCCGCTTAAACTGACGTCGAGAATGAAATTTTGCGGCGCAATGTATGATGGCGACCCACCTGGAAAATTGATGTTAATATAAGTGCCGGTTGTTTGGTCAATTGAACTTGTTAAAGAAACTGTTGCGTTTCCTGTGGTAGTTGATACACTGATACCTGCTCCAGCAGTCACTGCCGTGATTCCCGCATTTGTCACTGTGACTGCACCAGTCCCTGCGTTAATACCGATGCCGGTACCTGCTACAATGGATGTGACACCTGCTGATCCTGTTGCGTTGATAACTGGATTTTGAGCGGTTCCGCCGAGTGAACAGCCTGTACCAGCTGTTAAGGAAAGCACGCCTGCATTGGTTAAAATCGGATGTTGAGCGGTTCCTGTCTGTGTGATACCTGTACCGCCTGATACGTCCAACACTCCTGCATTGGTTAAAATCGGATTTTGAGCGGTTCCTGTTTGTGTGATACCTGTTGAACTTGACAGACCCAACACGCCCGCATTTGATAGCACTGGGTGAGCCTGGGAGCCGCTCCAACTTAACCCTGTCCCACTGGATACATCCAACACACCTGCGTTTGAAAGCACCGGGTGAGCCTGGGAGCCGCTCCAACTTAACCCTGTCCCACTGGACACGTCCAACACGCCTGTATTGCTGAATAACAGATGAGAAGTGCCAAAGATTGGATTTGTAATGGTTAAACCTACACCCGCAGACACATCCATGGCTATCGTTGGGTGTGCCGCATTGCCCCCAATGATGATACCAGACGCCGGTCCTCCTGACACATCCAGCACCCCGGAGTTTGTAATCGTTTCAGTTCCTGTTGTCCCGGATAGAGAGATACCAGACCCCGCTGTTAGATTTGCTGCTACAACCACCGATGTCGTGCCAGTCGTCGAGATACCAAGACCACCTGTGACAGACGTCACATTGGCACTGTGACCGCTTGGCTGCCACCAGAGCGCCGAAAGTGGCGGGTTGTGATTGTAGTTTGAATTTTGCAGTGATGTGTATTCAATCGATTGATAACTGATGACATTGCCTGTTGAATAAGTTGTATACGGATTCCACTGTGACATCTTGTACTGTTCTACTTCCTCTAAGTAGTCAGTACAAATTGTTTTTTAAATGTGTTGTTAATCTCGTTGATGGAGCAACTCGGCGTCTTTCTGAGCGATTGCATACTGTGGGAACCCTTTGCTGTAGCATATCCAGCGACTTCCAAGTTTACGATGACGTTTTAAATCGACTTCATCCACGCCCACATAATTTTTTAATAGATGCTTTAGTGCATGAAAAGATGACGATTGAGGGAAAACGATGTAATGGGTGGATTCGTTCAACACGAGACGCGTTTTCGCGTAGTTAGTGATTTTATGCGTACACAGCGCAACAGAAGCCACTTTATGGCGACCCATTGCACACAGATCCTCAATCACAGAGTGAATGATTTTTGCAGCAGGCCCCGAAAAAGTGTCATAGTCGTCGAATATTGTGAACGACTGTTCAAATTCGGCGAGGTCAGGTGGCGAATCTACCAGGCTTTGAATTGGGATGCGCTTAATAAATTTGAGACTATCCAGCGTCTCATCACTGGCGAGTTTAGAAATTAGATAGATGTTGCGGCTTGGATACAGTTTGTGATAGAATTCAGCCAGTCCCTTGGTGATGTATGACTTGCCCGATCCACTGGCTCCTGCGATATAGAATATCTGGCGTTCAGACGGAATTGGTGACGGGATGAGTTGGAATGACCCCTCGTCATCGAGCTCAATCGTGGTTGTAATATTCGTATCTTTCAAAATCGACTCGTAGATGGTCTTTAGAACCGAACTGTCAGCAAAAGCAGCATCGGGTGTTGAATGAGCAGCGAGAGCCTCTTCGAGTTGTGCCCATGCGGCGATACGCAGAGGGGCGCTAATTCCACGCATGGCCAGCGCATATTTTGCGCGATGGATTATCGGTTTGGGTCGCCGTCCTCCTCCTCCGTCTTCGTGAAGATAGAGGACATCGCCATCATTAATGCCTCCCTTTACCAGTGCTATTGCCTTTCCGTCTTTGCCTTCGTCAAATGAGAGTGAAGGCATCGGGGGATTGATTCTGTTAAGGGGCGGGATTTTTCAAAAAAGTGAATCGCACACACATGTTTTGACCGTATACGGCCCAGGGCGACAGTGCGGCCCCTCTGTCCGTCTATCGCATTTTATCAAGCACGGATTTTGTCGTATGATTGAGAATCTCGGCAAGTGTGTCCTCCAACTTCTCTAACTCGGGCTCAAGTGATGCTTTTGGCAGTGTCAGGATTCGGCGCACCTCGGCCAAAATATCGGGCTCTTTGCGTGTGAATTCGGGGATGGCGAAAATCGATGACAGTCGACCGATGAACTGGTCCACTTCTGTTCGGATGTCCTCAATGCGAGTGCGTGGATGATTCAACAGTGACCGCAGCGTTCCAATGTCACCCATCACATGGTAGAGGCGCCCCAGATCGCTATTCAACAGTGGGGTCAATCGTTCAATTATGCCCATCTCGCCCTTGAACTTGGCCAGCGCAAATGTTCGTTTCATGGCTTTAAAATACTTGCCCTTCAGTGTGTAGTAGTCGATGTCTGCTTGTAGAGACGGCACGATATCGATTGGATCCGGATTCAATATGGTTTTACCACAATGAAATTCAAAAATTACACTGAAATCCGTATAGCGATTATTTTGAATCCAGCCGATGACATCCATTTTGGTGATGCATGGCATATGGAAAGCAGTTTCAAGCGTGATGTGGCTTCCGTCACGCGTTTCTAAACTGTTTTCGAGAATGTCCTTTGGCTTCCAACGGAGAATGTGGAACTTGCACGCGTCGCGCGCGGCGAAAAAATCGACAGGTTTCATGTGGGGGTGTAGTACTGCCTCGGCCTTTTTGGCCTCTTCGCTTGTGATGATGTTTTCTTTCAACATGGAGTGTAGACGCTCCATCGATTGCTTGTAGACTTCGGGTGTCCAGTTTTCAACTTCATCGTCTAAAATGCGCACGTCGCGCGGGATAATGCGCCAAGCGTCTACACATCCTGACTTAATGTCGTTAATGTAGCAATTGTCCATTTTCAGCAACTTGCGGACATTATCCTGCATCTTTTTGCGCAGAGCGGTTAGCACGGTCTGCATCGACCCTTTCATGTTAACAACTTCAAAACCGTCATAGTCTCCAGCATATTGCTGCGCTTTCATACTCATTGACCCCAGAAGTTTAAGATTTGGTCCGAATGACATGGCATTTAGAATCGTTACAGCATCGTCCGGGTAGTTTTCAGGATACGACTTAGTGGCCAGTAACTCCGATTTTGATGGTTCCATCACGCTACTACGGGGTGTGGTTTTCTTGTGCTGACCGCCTTCAAACTGATTTAGACGGTGTCCTTGTAGTGCGTTATAAGCGGTTCCCACGCCAGGAACCCAGTTTAACAGTGAACCGAGTATGTCAGTTTTTGCTGCTCGCAACTCTGGAGTGCGAGTTAGAAATGGACGGGCCAACTTTCCCAATAGGTCGGTTTCTGTAAATATGCGGTCATTGGGCAGATCCGTGGCGGTCAGATGCTGCGGCTGAACTGCTGGGTTATATGAGAGACCTGATTTTAACAGTCCCTTCTCTAAAAATAGGTCGAGTATAGCACCGCCAAGGGAGTGGCCCACGCCATACCAATCCCAGCCATCCGCCGGTGGGTATTCGGCCATCCACGATGTTAACGTCTTCAAATCATTTTTAAATCGGGTTGAATGCTCAAGAGTGCCCGCCGCAATTCGCAGGTCAGCGGCTACATCTGTCGAATCCTTTGTGCCGCGAATAGCGACAATAACCGTTTTATCTTTCGCGTCTACATACAATTTCAACGTGGGCGTCGAACGGATTAAGTCAAAATCACCAATCGAAGACGAGCCGTCAGGTGCAGCAGGGCGATATGATTGCTGTCCCATTTGTTGCAATATGGCTTTATCAGGTCGCGGACCGCTTCCATGTAGTAGTTCATCCTTTGTGGCTGAATATAGAGCGCGCATCTGTGCTTTAGCACGATTTAGAGGCATTGGACGCTTTGAATGCGGCATTTCTGTGGCAGTTGTAACCACCCAGTATTTATTTGTACCGGGTTGTTGCATTAGTGAATATGGCATTTTAACTATTAAGGAGTGTGATTTTATGCGGGTGGTGTTGTTGTAACTACTGGCGCAGTTGCTACATGCAAAGGCTGCGTGTATGCATAAAATGCGGCTACATCGTATGTGGGCGGCGAAGCGGCCACCCGTATGCTCATATTTGCGACGTCTGCTGATGATGCTGCTTCACGCACTCCCGCGATTGCTGCATGCAGGGCTTGCATTGCAACACGGTACCGCTCATTATTTTCTTTCACTATTGAATTGTGAATCTTGCTGGTAAGATGCGATGAGAAGTTTCCGCGCGTCATTGACCGCTTACAACCGGGGCAAGTAAAGGCGGCTTGCTGGTCTGCGTGGCGTTTAGCCGCGATGTGAGGCAGTGCCGATTGACGCCGGCCGTCTTCAAGTCTCTGCTCATTAGAACGAAATGCGCGACGCAGATTTAAGCACTTTGCGTCTGCTAACGCTTCATTAATAAAGAAGGTTTCACGCTGCCGTAGTGCGAGGTCCGTTGTAAACGGAAACGATTCCACAAGTTCAATTTTAACATGTGACCATCCTCCGAGTTCGCGGATATGCGAATACAGTTTCGTGTTACGAGTCCGGGGGAGCGTGGACTTGCGACGGTGACCAGCAACACGGGATGACAGGCGCGCCTGTTTGGTGCTTCCAAAATAATAGGATTCGTCGTCACAAAGCAGTTTGTAGATTTTAGCGGTGAGTGTTGGCGTGGTCATTTGTGCTGGGAGGCTTAACGGGTTCTCTATCTTCTGAAAACAATCCAATATGGCCAAATAAACGCGAAATTACCGGGATGGTAATCATTGAATCATTACTGGGTGGTAATAATGTGCCATTTTCGCATTATTACGGGGTTCTGACGGTATAAACACGGTAAAATATTCGAATATTTTACCGTGTTTATACCGATAAATGGCGGTAATAGTCGATTTTTACCAGTAAGTAATGATTAATATGCCATTTATTGATTACTTAGCGCGTAATAATCAACAAACGAGACATTATTACCAACCCGGGGGCCTTCACCGCTCCTCACGATACCAATCGCCATCCGGGAACTGCTCGCCGATCCATCGGACGATGTTAAAGTCCTGCTGCAATCGCAACCTTATCTCTTCCATCTTGGCCCATGTTCGTATTTTGTCAAGTGGGGATGGTTGATTTGGCAGAGTGCTATTTAACATAGTCCACGCATCAATGAGATGATATAGCATATCACTGTCATACTGTGTTTTTGTTGCCATTCTATCTATTCTTAGACACGTATTCAAATAGATTACGTGTGCGAGATATTGAAGTGAGAATGATGTTTAATACCGAATGACGGAGAACACACATGTACATGCAGCGACTGCAGGCACAGCATCAAAAGTTGCAGTAGCTGTACCAGTAGTGCACACACAACTTGTCACTTTGGATGTTCCAGTTGTACCATTACCAAGAATTACTGAAGCAGTTACAACTGAATTCTGTGTAATGCGTGCATCGTTTAGTGCACTGGATGCAGCACCGATTGCGACATACTGTCCTGAAACACGCGGAAGAATTGCCTGGGGGTACATACCAGAATTGAATGATGCAACACTCGACATTTTAACCTCTAATGTCTACAATCATTTTAACTGAATGAGAAAGTGTTTACATCAAGCGAGAAGCCAGGGACTTCTTTCCACCAGTGCGCCCACCCCCTCCGCCAGTGCGTCCAGACCCACCAAGACCAAGGTCCTGGCCAATGTGACGGGCAAGGTCAAGACCCTCGTGCAGGCGCTGGGGGAGTTTGGACCGGACATGATGGTAGACTTCGCGGACGCGATTCAGCACCTGGCCGAGAGATTTCGCGCCTCCCACTACTCTGTTTAAGTCTGCACGCAGGGCCATAGGACTTTGCTGCGCATCGATGACATCCTTCTGCGTAATCGGAGCACGGACCACCTGGGAGGCCCCCTTAATCGTCTCCATAACACCGAATGAGATAGGGATGACATACAGTTGAGGCACCTGGGCCACGTTTGACGTATTCTTGTACTGAATGTTAAACTGAAACACATAGGAACCGACACAGCCAGCCGCATCACCCTCCGCAAGGATGAGATCCTGGCCGCAGTTGAGCACCAGAATGGAGCCGCTGGTTGGCACTGCCTGACCCTGAACACGAGTGTAAGCCGGGTCTGCCGGGTCTGCGGCAATAGGCGTGTATGTGTAGCCTCCCGCAGCGCTTGGCGCCGAACCGGACCACGTCGCAAAATCCATCTCTTCGAGCCCATTGTGCTTTGAAAGACGAAACAACTCCTCAGTTGTCATTGTTGACAGCAGACCAGACCAGTTCTGCCAGTTGAAAGATACAGGTGCGCGCACTCCATCCGCGACGGATGCAAGGGGAAGGTACCAGTCACCGTCATTGGGGCCAACCACGGAAGGTCGGGCATAAATGATGAATTTCTGAGGGATAGCCGACAGGACGATCGTTTGAGACGAGATCATCGCAACAGCACCGGGTGCAATCGCTGTACCGCCGGGTTGACTGAAGATGTAGCGCGGGTAGTCTCCCCAGGGCACCATCGACTTTTCTGGGAGAGGAACAGACAGGTTAGGTGATAGAAACTGCACATTAAGAGTGGGTGATACGAAAGGTGAGGCGGTAGAATTTAGCGCGATGTTTCGAATCGTGCGACCACCGCGAGCGGTTGAGCGAACCAGACGCGATGCATTCGCAGAAGAAAAGTTGAAAAGAACCTGCAACTGAGTGACACCAAACAGACCACATTCCCCAAACTCGTGGCTATCATTCCAGATGAAGGGAGAGCATACCACGGGTTCCGTACTGATAAAATTAAAGTAGATGGGTACATTTGTTGCATTCAGCACCTGCACCAGCTGCCAAGGTGCACCTGCAGCAGGGTTTTGTGCGATGCTTGCACCTGCTGACGTGTAATAAGCATTTCCATCTGTTTGAACCAGCGAATTGGCAGGATAGGGTGCCGCAGCCGTCCACTGGGCTGGAGCAACAGGGATCCCATTAATCTGTGCATAGGGGGCTCCAGGAAACGCTGGGACTGCTGCATTACCGGGGCTTGTAAGGCGCGTTCCAAGATTGTCCGTGTAATACAGCCAAGGGAATGCACCATTTGGAACTGAATCATAGTCTTTTGCCGCATCATATCCACCAAGAGGCGTATTAAGAGTTCCATACCCGTCATTATAGTTTTGATACGTGTCCAGCATCGTTGGACAAGTTCGGTGCATGCGGTTGCGTTTCATGTCACTCATGCGCAAAAGTGGCTGTAACACGTCAGAAGTATTTAAGCTCGTCTGTACATTATTCACGGTAACTTGCGTAGTATTTACCAAGCTTGCTAATGGGAAGCTTGTCACAGCGTAATCTCGGCCACACACAACGATCGGTTGTCCACTTGTCAGCGTAGGTGTGTTAACCGTCATTTGCATATTCACGCCACAGGTCCACAGAATCTCACGATCAATAAACGTCTGTTCCGAAGGGACGAAAACGTTAAACAACTGTTGGGACGAACTTGAAGTGACTGCCTGAAACGGCTGATTGGTCACACTGGACGCACCTCGGCCGATTTCAAAAAGAAACGGGCGCTGCACAATACGCGAATCAATGACTGCGAGTTTACGGATGTCACTGGAGGGCTCAGACGACATATTGTTTCTACAGAGGGAGGGGAAATAAAAAATGCGATTTCACCGCATCAAATCCCAGATTTGTCCTTCACCCTCTTGTGCCGGAGCATCAGTTTAATCGACACGCTTGACAGATTGTAAAGAGTCATCGGGATAAGTTCCCCCGTCAACCTCATTTTAAAATAGATTTGAATGTCAATCTCGCGAATTTCGCGCTGGGAGGCGCAAAAATCAGCCATTCGATATTCACCAGACGGAACGTATGAAATGAACTGACGGTATGAACCCGCGCCGGGGCCTGCTGTCGTGTCAAGAGCGATGTCCGTGATAATCGGTGAAAAGTTGGAGGCACTCGTTGCTGCACTGCTGTTATTGTTTGATGTACCAAGCAGGGTCGGCGCAGCCACTTGCTCGCTGCGAATAGGCAGCAGTGTCGAAGTAAACACGATCGACTCGATCGGGCTCCACAGAACCGAAGTGCTGGGATATTCTTGGATTAACTGATAATAAGGCTGCTGCAGTGCAATCGGAACAACTGGAGTTGGAACTTGGTCACCTGGGTTTCCAAATGGTGACAGTCTGTAATCCACCACATTTTGATAGAAATTGGCCATCACCAACATCTCGTAAGTGTAGCCCGGGGGTGTGGCAAGCGGGAACGCCTCCAACGTCTGACCACCAAGCACCAACTGCTGCAGAGGGGCGGTTTGATTCCAATAGATATTTGGAAAGGTTGAAAAGAGACCAAACATGTTTGTATTGAAAAATAGACGGCACTGAGGGTTGGTGATGGCTGTTGGAGGACCGGGGGGGCTGATGTAGGCAGACAGAGGCGGCCCATACGCGCGCGAATCCATCCACAGCGAAAACAGCCCCGTAACCGAATCATATGACATCTGTGGTGTATTTGCGATGTTTCCGTTAAAATCCGCCAGTGTTGGATAAGGGAAGGGGTCCCCTGATAAAATCACATTCGGGTCTGTTAACCATGCCGCTTTAAAATTATCATATAGACGCTGATTTGCAGTAGTTAACGCAGTGTTAACCAGTGTCATAAACCAGTTATAACTGGACAGATAGTAGTAGCGTGTAGTGATGTCTTGCGTGACTAATGGTAGTGCGGGAGCAGGTGCCACATATGGATTCCTACACTCGGGAGACCATCGAATGAAGACAGGAGGCGGTGTCACTGCAAATGAGACGTGTGCACCAGATGACAGGTCCCATGTTTGCTGATATGTGAGAGCCACGGAATAAGTTGTGAGATCGACGTCTGATTGACCTAACTGAATACTCGGAATCAAGATCGGTAGGTTTATACCGGGCCCATTCACTGTGAAACGATTAATAGAATAGTGATACTGTGTTACGTCGTCCACGAACGCAGTATCTCGCGTCTCGTTGAAACGTACAGGCGGGTCCGGCTGAGCCACTCCGACACTGCTCAAATCCGAGCTTGTATTTGATATTACAGTACCATTCCAAAAAATGTAGTCTGGTGACATATCGGAACCACCGCGCTTTTCATAACTGGATGTAAAAGACATTTAAAATCTGTTGTATCCTTCTACTATATTACAACACATTCTAATATTGCTAATGAACGAGAGACAGACCGGGGCTCATCGTCGAATTTTACTAAATACAACACCAGAAACGAAATCATCCGGTGTTAGTTTGCTACTTGTTAACACTTTAGCGTAATCATCCAATGATAATTTTGAAAAATAAAGACGTGTGACACAGTGACGCCCGCAAGTGTTTACATCCGGGGATGTGCGCTGGAATGCGTGATGGTTGTAATAGACAGGTAGACCAGATTCACGGAGCAATCGCGTTAAATATGGCCGGTCTACCTCGAGGGCTCTAACACGCTCTTCTGACATTCCGTCCGACTGTCCATCGTCAGGCCCATCACCATATGGATCGAAAAATTCAATATAAGATGGATGACGTATTAGAGCGGTCCAATGACCGGATGTCTTCGACTCTGTAGGAAAAAGCAAGATTGCGCGTCCTTGGTCATCAAAGAGGTCATCAATAGATGAAAGTGTTTTTAGTTGCGGGTAGACCCATATTTTGATATTTCGTCCCAACAGATTGCGGATGTCAGCATCAGACAGTGGGTAGTCTTTAACCGCTCGTAGTGCACGTTCGCCTGCTCTGCCTGTTAGCATGTTATTAACTGTTATTCTATCGAAGCGTGTCATTTTCCAGTCGATTTTTCAGTTGCTGCTTCTTCGCCTGGAATAGTGATTACAAGGTGTTCTTTTAACGGGGACTCTCCAGCAGTCCCATATGGAGACGCTCCAACATCAATCGACGCCGAAATCTGATGACCACAGCATCGAGATCTGCATGCAGTA